ACCGCTTACGGAGCGCATTCAGCGGCTTATTTGACATAATGTAGGTAAACGCCTACATTCATCCGGAAATCGGCCCCGACCGAAGGAGAGTTCGATGGTTTTTCGCTTGATCCTCACGCTCGTATCGGCGCTCTTTCGCCCCCTCATCACCCCGATCAAGCCCGGCCCGGTCGCCATCGGCGGCGCAGTGCCCGGACAGCAGGGCGCGATGACGGACTACGCGGGCCTCACCACGATCCTCGCCAACCTCTCCAATAACGGCACCCCGGTCGGCGCCGGATTCTCCCAGACCCTCATCCCCAACAACATCTCGGCGCGCACCTATTCCGGTCAGGAAATGGTGAGCGGCATCATCCGCCGCTTCTCGGCCGGCGCAACCCTCGTCGATTGCACCGACACGGCGACCAACATCGTTGCGGCGATTCCCGGCGCGATGCCGAACCAGAGCTTCCTGACGATGATCGCCTCGATGGGGTCGAACGCGCTGCAGGTCGCCGCCGGAACCGGTGTGACGATGGGCGGCACCAACGTCATCGGCGGCTTCTCGATGCGGCTTTTCCTGGGCCAGGTGACCGGCTCCTCGACCATCTCCATGACCCCGCTCTTCACCCTGCCCCTCTCCTCCAGCCTGTGAGCGATACGAACTACGTCAAGCTCGCGCTCTGCATCCCGAGCAACGGATCGTGGGTGGCCGACTTCGGCTACTGCCTCACGCAGATGTGCGTCTACTGCGCCTCCGCGCTCTTCGAGGAGAACCAGAAGCGCGATCTCATCTTCATCGACAAGCGCACCTCGAACCTGCCGCGCTCGCGCCAGGAGTGCCTGGAGGATGCGCTTCTGCAGGAGTGCACGCACGCGCTCTTTCTCGACACCGACCAGACTTTCCCGATGGACACCGCGCACCGGTTGCTGCGCTGGAAGAAGCCGCTCGTCGCCTGCTCTATTCCGCTGAAGATCATGCCCTCCTATCCGACGGCGCGCGCGCGCAGCGTGTCGCCCTTCGGCGTTCCGGTCTACTCCAACCGCAACGATGCGATGGGCCTGGAGAAGGTGTGGCGCATCGGTGCCGGCATCATGCTGGTCGATCTCTCGATCCTGCCCGGCATCGACAAGCCGTGGTTCGAGATCCGCTACTCGGACAAGCACGCGCAGTTCGTGGGCGAGGACTGGTATTTCTGCGACAAGCTGGAGAAGGCGGGAATCGACATCCTGATCGACCACGAGCTCTCGCGCCAGGTCGGCCACGTTGGCTCTTTCCAGTACACGCACGGGCACATCCCGCAGATGGTGGAGGCTGAAGCCGCATGACCATTTTCCGAGTGCCCGCAGGACTGGTTCCGGACGCGACCGCCGCGCTGGGGCTCCTTGGTCTCATGCACAACGTGAACACCTACGGCTCGGTGATGGCGAGTTACGCCTCAACGGGCGGGGTGAGCCTGGCGGCCGCCGACGTGCGCCGCGGCGTGATCCAGTTGAATACCGGGGCGGGCGCGGGCTTCAACGTGACGCTGCCCTCGACGGCCGACATCCTGACCGCATTCTCCGCGAAGACGACCCTGCCCCTCGACGGGCAGTTCTTCAAGCCGGTCTTCATCGTCAACAACAACATCGGCCAGACGGGAACGCTCGTTGCCGGCGACGCGATGACGACGATCGGCGGCACGGCGACTTTCGCCACCAACGTGACGCGCCTCTACATGATGCGCGTGCTCGACTCGACCATCCAGTTCACGAACATCGGGGCGCTCACCCTATGATTTCGAGACTCCTCGCGCTGCTGCTCCTTTTCCTGCGTCCCGCCATCGACGGCGCTGACGGGGCCGATGCGGGCGACGCCGGCGGCTCCGGTGACGCGCCCGACGGCGCCGACGATATCGAAATCGACACCGACTCGCAGGACGCCGCCGACAGCGGATCGTCCGCCGCGCCAGACGATGCAGCCCGGCTCGCCGCGGAGCTCGCGAACGAGCGCGCCGAGCGCGCCAGGGACCGTGAGCGCGCCGAACGCTACGAGCGCGAGGCGGCCGATCTGCGCGTGCGCCACGCGAAGCCGCCCACCAACACCGAGTGGGACCGCGAGGAGGAAATCCTCAATGACCCGAAAGCGACGGACCAGCAGAAGTGGACCGTCAACGCGAACCGCCAGTTGCGCGCGAACACGCACCTCGCGCAGTCCTCGATGGCGGCGGCGGCGGACGTCAACGACCGCACCGCCTTCGCCGGCGTCTGCATGAGCGACCCGCTCGCGAAGAAGTACGAGAAGCGCGTCGAGGAAGAACTGACCAAGATCCGCGCGCAGGGCGGCAACGTGCCCCCGCGCGAGGCGGTCTACACGTTCCTGCTGGGGCGCGACATGCGCGACGGGAAGTACAAGAAGAAGACCCCGGCGGCGTCCGCGTCCGCGAGCAGCGCGCCGCGCGGCAGGACCCCGGGCGTCAAATCCGACGTGAGCGGTCGCGGCTCGCAACTGACCGAGCACGAAAAACGCAGGCAGCGGCTGGAAAATATCCAGATTTAAGGAGCGGTACATGAAATTCAAGCTCTCCACGATCGCCGCGCTGATCGGCGCATTCTTCCATCCCGGGGTGACCAACTCCGCGTCGGGGTTCCAGTCCGACGTCGAGGCGTTCATCCAGGAGGAGGTCGAGCCGCTGGCGAGGAGACAGCTCGTCGCCTACCAGTTCGGCAAACCGCTCAAGCTCGACATCAACCGCGGCACGACCTACACCGCATCGCGCTACGAGCGCCTGCCGCTGCCCTACGCCGCCCTCCAGGAAGGCGTCGCGCCTCCGGGGGAGTCGATGTCCCTCGCCCAGGTCACGGCGACCGCGCAGCAGTGGGGCGACCTCGTTCGCATCACCGACGTCGCGAACCTGACCATCAAGCACCCGCTCTTCCAGCAGGCGATCCAGCTCGTCTCCCTGCAAATGCCCGAGACGCTCGAGCGCAACACCTTCCAGACGCTCCTCGCCGGCAACCAGATCAACTACGTCAACTCGCGCTCGAGCCGCGCCGGGATCGTCGCCACCGACGTGCTGTCCCCGACCGAGATCTATCGCGCCGTGGGCTCGATGGAGACCTACGGCGTGCCCCACTTCATGGGAGACGAGCGCGAGGACCTCATGATCGAGGCCGGCACGCGCAAGGACATGAGCCGCTCCCCGGCCGCCATGCAGCACTACGTGGCGCTGATTCACCCGCTGCCGGTGCAGGACATGAAGTCGAATGCGACTGTCGCCAACGCCTGGGCGCAGTCCGACGTGAACCGCCTCTACAACAACGACCTGGGCGAGTGGGGCGGCGTGCGCTTCTGCAAGTCGAACATGGTCCCCTACTGGGTGGGCGTGGCCGACCCGGCAACGAACACACCGGCGACTCAGGGCGGGTCCCTCGCGGCCGGCAGCTACTTCATCCAGGTAACCGGAGCGCCCGCTCAAACCTCCGTCGAGCAGCGCATCTATCAGGTGTCCGCCGCGGTCGTCGTAGCCGGCGCCGGAGCGGGCTCGATCACGGTCGTGCTCCCCACGCTCGCGAACTACGTCTTCAACGTCTACATCGGCACTTCGTCCACTCCGGTTAACCTGGGCCTGTCGGCATCCGGGCCCTCGACCGGCCCGCTCGCCGGGCAGGCGACGCAGCTCGCCTCCGGCTCGACGGTGGTCATCACCGGCATCGGCGCCGCGCAGACCCCGCCTGCCGCGCCCGCGACCGGGGTTTCGGTCTTCCCGACGCTCGTCATCGGCAACCACTCCTACGGCCAGGTGCTCCTGGAGAATCCGGAGTTCAACTACCTGACCGGCGCCGACAAGAGCGACCCGCTGAACCAGACGCGCGTCGTGAGCTGGAAGGTCTTCTACGGCTCGATCATTCTCAATCAGGCGTTCTTCATGCGGATCGAGTCCTCCAGCGCCTTCACGCCGGGATATAACGCCGGCACCGTGACCTCGTAACCGGCCATGGCGCAACAACCCGCTGAACTCTCGAAGGACGAACAACTAGCCGCGCTCCAGGCTGAAGTATCGCGCCTGAATGCCGCCCTCAAGGTGGCCGAGTCCGCGGGCGACGAGTCCGCTCGCCGCGCCGCCTTCTTCTCCTGGGGCTCGGAGGCGATTCCGACCGGGCGCACGGTCAAGAGGAAGAAGGCCGCTCG